TGCACTTGTTTTGAAGTCTTGGCTACTTGATGAAGAAGGCAAAGAGATAGATGTAAAATCTGTTGTAAAGTCGGGATTGACACTTGAACAATGTAATGAAGAAGAAATAAAATTTGTTGAATAGTGGATGCAGAATTATTTAAAAATGAATATATAAAAAATTCAAATATTTCAGAGAAATATTTTGATGAACATTTTATTGTTCTTCCCTGCATTTGTGGAAATGAAGATTGTAATGGATTTGCCTGTGTATCTAATGATGAATTAAGTATAAAAATTCATAAAGATTTATATATGGAGGATAAATAATGGCAACATGTTATGCAATAGGTAATGGTAATGCTTCAGCAGGAGCGACTTGGAACACTGGTAATATTCCAACTGTAAATGATGATGTATATACTAATAACTATACAGTTACAGTTGATGCGAGTGTTACATGGTTATCTGCACGTAATACAGCGGCGGCTGGTATAACAGCAGGTGGAAAGTTTTTACTTACTAATGGAGTTACTCTAACTTGTACCGGAACGGGAGTTGTATGTAATTCGTCTGTGTGTATTGAAATGAATTTAGCAAGTCCTAATATAGCAAGTGTTATATCTACTTTAGTAACTAATAACATAGCAACAAATTTTAATGGTGGAATAATTCTTTCAGGTACAGGAACACTCAATATAACATCTAATTTTACATCAAATGTTGGAAGTAATAATTCAACAATAAATGTTACTGCAAATGGAATTTTAAATATAGTTGGAAATATTAGTTTTATATCAGTAGGTAATTTTATTAGAATTACAGCAGCTACCCCCGTTATTACGGTTAATGGAAATTTATTAACATATAGTAATAGTGCCTATATCCCATTAATAGGAAATATTACGGCCTCAACAACGGCAACAATAAATTATACTGGTATATTGTTTGGTCCAAATGCAGGTACAGGATACGGAATATATACAACGGGTGTATGTAATTTTAATGGAACATTGACTGGCGGAACAGCTACAAATGCTTGTCATGGGATATATGTAGGAGATGGCGCAACAGTTACCGTAAATGGTGGTGCAATAAGTTCGGCTTCTATTGGTTCACATGCAATATATAGTACCAGTGTAACATCAACAATTTTAGTATCGGGAACAATAAACAATGTCAATGGTTATACAGCTATCAATACAAGAAAATTAGCATTGGTAAATGCAAATACCACACAATGGTTATTTCAAACAGATATAGTAGGGACTAATAAAACTCTATATAGTACTGATAATGTATTATTTGGTTATCCTGCTGAATCAGATACAAGAGAATCTATAATATTTGGTCAAAGTGGAGAGTTTGAAGGTACATTAATAGTCCCATCACCTGCATCGGTGGCAAAGAACGTACCTACGGATAACACAGTAGGAACAATGGAGATGACACCGCAGGACTTTTGGACTTATGCAACAAGAACATTAACAAGTGGTGGTAGTGGAATAACAGCTGCTGATGTATGGGATTATCTTATAACTAATCCTATTGTACCTGATAGTATATTGGAACTGATCCTTACAAATCTTGATGCAAAGGTAAGTAGCATAACATGTACAACGCCAGCGCAAATATGGGATCATTTAGGTAACCTAATCTCTAAAAATGGAAGCATAGGATTGTCCTTAAAAACATTCTTATCTTCACAAGGAAAAAAACCATTTATTTTACCAGTAGATAAAAATTATAAAGGATGAGTTTTATTATATTAACCGAGAACGATAATATTACAATCACTGATGATGCTTTAGCACATCCATTGATAAGGAAAGTCTATGATCAGGATAATACTTCAAATAAGGAATTGTTCTTAAAATACATATCGTATATCTATTGGGCTTATAATCCTAATGGCATTTATACTAACCTACTTCCGGAAAACAGAAAAGAAGTTGTCATTAAGATAGTAGCAAAAAACGATAACTGGAAAGATATTGAAAATGTTCCTGGCATGAAAGAAATGATTGACCTTTATGTTGAAACATCATATTCTCCCAATGAGATACTTTATGAATCATGTAAGAGGGATATCGAATATGAACGTAAGCGCCTTTCTGAAATCCCTCCTACTAAAAAATTTCTCTATGAAGGATCTCATGATATCGATGTATCAAAAGGAAAAACAAAAAAAATTGAATCTGTCTTTATAAAACAATGGATTGAAATAGACAATTCCGATGAAAAGGATAAGGCCTATAAAAGAATATTAAATCTTTTTGAATACGAAGAAAAGATGAAAAACATAGTTGAAAAAGAACGTATCGATAAGGTTACTGGTAAATATGAACGCAAGTTTGATAAAAAACAGTTAGCATGAAATTCGTAAATACCAAAAGACTTAGCCCTGTGATTTATGAAGGAGATCTCCCTCATAAGTACGACCTATTCCATAGACCTTTCAAACAGGTTCCTGAGTCAGAAAAAGAACTTACAAAGTATTGTCAAAAATATGGTGTCGTCAATGATGATGCCTGGTGGGATATTCAAAAGGATCGTTGTATCAATGGTTATACTGCAAAGGATATACTTCGTAATGGAGGAGAATGTTTTGTTGATGGCCGGGATGTAATAAGACGCGCTAATGGTGACCGTTATCTCCCTGATCTTGACTTAACGATATCCGGTGATGATCTTCATATCTCTGGCCGGCAATATTTCTATCTTAATTTATGGAAGATCAAAAGACTTGACAAGAAGACAGGAAGAAAAAAAGTACTACCTCCTGCATTTACAGATCTGTCCTTTGAAAATTGGAGTCTCCGAGAGCGTAGGTTAAAGTTGATGAAGCATATGACCTGGTTCAAACGTCGTCAGGTAGGTTTGACAGAAGAGTCAGCTTGTGATGTAGCTTATGACTTTTTATTTTTTGATGATTCTCAGTCTGTTATTGTTGCCGGTATGGAATTCTATTCTAAGCAGACAATGAATAATGTTCGGAGAGGATTAGATAACCTTAAGAATACACAGTTCTATAAAACATTGGAACTTGATTCTGTTGATTATGTAAAGTCAAAGAACACTGATTCGGAAATATACATGAGAACAGCCAAAGATAATCCACAGGTAGTATCGTCTCTGACACCTAGCAAAGTCATCTTTGAAGAAGTAGGTAAGTGGAAGAAAGGTCTTGTCATTGAAACAAAAGAGTTTATAGAAGCCTCTATTGAAGCTGAAGGTCAGCGAACAGGTATTTTCGATTTTATAGGTACCGCTGGAGAAGAAATGAAAGACTCTGTTGAAGATATGACAAAACTGTTTTACGAATCAGAATCTTATGGTGTCTTGTCTTTCCTTAATAAATATGACTCGGAGGTAAGCAAGGAAGATCGTGTTGGCTATTTCATTCCGGCTCATAAATTCGAACTCCTTGATGATGATTATAATTCCTTGATGAGTCTCTCGGCAGAAAAGATCAATAAGGAACGTGCGATGAAGAAAGGCAAATCAAAGTTTATCTTTATTGCCATGAAGCCTTTTACTCCTTCAGAGATGTTTCAGACATCTTCTGGAGGTTATTTTGGACCGGAAATAGTAGGGTATCTCAACGAACGTTACGCATATATCAATTCTCATCTTTCAGAACAAAAAACAAGGATTGGAGTTTTGAGTTGGAAAGATCCTAATGATATGTTGGCCGGAGTTACTTTTACCGATGATCCTGATGGATGGTGTGAGATATTAGAAGAGCCGATGTGCGACAAAGAGGGTAATCCTTATGAGAACCTTTATTGCATGGGTACTGATAGCTATGATCAGGATCAGGCTGAGACTTCGACATCAAAAGGTTGTTCTGTTGTAAAAAAGAAATTCCTTGACCTTAATACTACTTATAACCTATATACCGGGTTCATACTTACACGACCTACAGTAGAAGAGGGTGGCGCTAAACTATTCTTTGAACGCTCAGCTATGGGTTCCATATATTTTAATAATGCAAAAAATAACATTGAGTATTCAAATTTACGTATCTTTGACTGGTATGAAGATCATGGACTTCAGTTCCTGTTAAAGGAAAGACCTCAGCTAGCGTTCTCTGGAATGATTAAAAACTCACAAGTATCTAATAGATTTGGTACTGACAAATCGTTAAAGCCACATGCCTTGGCGATATTAAAAGACCAACTTACTTATGAATTTATCCAGACTATGCACTTCAGACTTCAGATAAAAGCTTTTGCTCAATTCAAATATGATCCTTCTGGAAAGAAATACAACTGTGATATAACAATGGCTTCTGCTGAATGTGAGGTATGCGCTAAAGACGAACAGAACTATATTGTTAAAAAAAAGGAAGACGTAAATGAAAAAAAGCATATGCATGTTTATAAACGTATTAATGGTAAACTTCAACAAGTAATGGTATGAGTAATGTAACCTGTCCAGAATTAATAATTCCCGAAAGTAAAAAGACCGACAAATGGTGTAAGGACTTTTTATCATTTTTTAGTGAAACTGTAGCAAGTAATTCCAATACAGAAACGGATATTGAATGTTGGAAACTTTATCATAATGAGGTAGATCCTCGTGAGATGGATTACCTTACAACAGTAGGTGAGTATTCTATGCCGGCGCAACCTCGACATATACCTCTGCAAAGACATTATTGCGATATCCTTATCTCAAAGCAGTCAAAGAGGCCATGGGTGTTTTCGGTAAACACTGTTGATAAAAATTCATTGAAAGAAAAAGCCAAAGCAAAAACTGATGACTTTTTTAATATGATGATGGAGACCACAAAACAAATAGTCTATGACAAGCAATCTCAGATAGAAATGATAGATTATCAGATTCAGCAACTACAGTCATTCATCAGCAAAGAACCTACCTCAGAAGAGGAATTAGCACAGATCAATCAGGCAAAGGCCATGATGCCTGCAATGACATCAAAGTTCACCTATGCTAAAGATATGATGCTTACAAGCAAAGAGATATTTGAACAAAAAGCTGAAGCATGGGATCGCTACCATCGTTATAAGAAAAAAGACTGGATAGAAGAGATATCACAAAAAGTCACGATCAATCTCAGGAACAAACTCAATATCGCTAATAAGTCGAAACGAAATTTTATCTCCCAGGTTGTCACCGGGAAACAAGCATATAAAGTTGACATTGAAGGTCAGAAACTTATATTTGAACCTATCAATGAACTTAATGTATTCTATCCATCTATCGATAATGTTCAATTTATACAAGACTGTCCATGGGTAGTAATAAGAAGACAGATGTCTTTTGTAGATATTATAGCCCGTTGGGGTGGAGAGATAAAAGCAAATTATGGAGAGGAGAGAATAAAGCAGCTAGAACAATACGTATCGCGTTCAAAAGATAGCAATTCACAATTTGTAGCTACTCCGAACGGTGGAATGTTGGTATCTGATATCTATTCCGGGACCGTAGATAATTCCATAAATACTACTGTAGAAGAGATCTATTGGAAAGTACCACGACTAGTTAAGATTAAGAAGACTCCAAATAAAAAAGAACCAGGAGAATACTTTAGACACTTTATTAGTAATGAAAAAAAGGTTATTGATAGTTCTGAATATACCTATGCCGGCAAAGAATATATCAGTAAAAAAGACCCCAACATAAAACTTTCCAGAGAAAATACAGAGATATATGACTCTTCAAAAGGAGAAAAATATGATGAAAAATATGATTGCGACATCTACATGGGTTATGTTATTGATGGAGACATCTTTGTAGAATATGGTGTAAAAAAACAGTTCTATAATGATATTGATAATATTGCTGATAAAAAATTACCTGTAGTAGGTAGATGTTATAATAATATCACCGAAAGACCATATTCTATTATCTGGAATACCCGAGATATCCAAAAGCTTTATAATATCGTTCATTATCATCGAGAACTTATGCTTGCTCTTTCTGGAACAAAAGGACAGGTTATGGACTATTCTCAAAAGCCGTCACACTTGACAGATGATGAATGGGAATATAAAAAGAAACTAGGGAATATTATTATAGAAACTGTTGATAAAACTGGTCGTGTAAAAAACATTTCCTATAATCAATGGCAATCTTTTGACAACACCTTGTCGCCGGCAATACAATATCTTGATAATGTTTTGGTCAGCCTTGAAAATACTATGGGGAGCATAACCGGTATTACCCGGCAGGCCCTCGGTGAGGTAGTACCTTCAGATCAGGTTGCTACTTTCAGACAGTCTATAGCTCAATCACAACTTATCACTGAGATTATCTTCAGTGATCATGATGAGGTAGAGAAGATGGCTCTGACACAACTATTAAATCTTGCTTTAAAATATCGTAATGATGATGATCTGATACTTGAAATAGAAGACCTTGACCTTTCAAAAGAAATCATCACTATCCCTAAAAACCTCTTTAAAGATCGTCAATTTGAAGTTGTTATAATGGACAACACAAAAGATGGACAGAAGATGGAAGATCTTAGAGAATTTGCTAAAGCCGAAATGTCTAGAGGGATATTATCATTCAGTCAATTATTCTCTATCTTTAATACAGAATCCACAAAAGAATTAGAGAAGAAGATAGAATATTTTACCGAGAAGCAGGAAAAACTAGCAAAACTTAATGCAGGTTCTGAAATAGATGCTGAAAAACAGATAATTCAGTTTACTAAGGAATTTGATATGCAGATTGCCGCCTTGCCATTAAAATACAAAGAAGCGGAACTTCAACTACAAAAAGCAGCTATTGACCTTGATGAACAACGTCTGGCCCTGGAAACAAAATATAATGAACAGAAACTTAATAACGAATACGAAATTAAAAACAAGGATCTTGAATATCGTAGGGAATCGGAATTGTCGTTATTAAATGTTAACGATAAACATTCTACAACTAATGAACAGATACAGGCCTTACAGTTAAAGATCGATGCATTATTCAGAGAGGCAGAATTAGGACAGTCAAAAGAAGACTCTGATAAGAAATTTGTTTCTGATATAAAAAAGATAGAGGCGACAAAGAAAAAACAGAACATGGAACATGTTAAAAACTAATTTTATAAACTCACATATTCACCAATTTATATATTAATTTAGTAACCAAAAAAAATCAAATTCTATGGATTTAGAAACAGACAACCAAGATGTCAATGATGGCGCTGAAAATATTCAGATAGAACCATTCGACAAAGATGCTTTTATGGGTATCAAAGTAGATCCTATAAAGCAAGACGCTCCTGTTGATACAACTAAGGTCACTGATCCTAAAGTTATCGACAAGAACAACCCTCCACAAGCTCCCCCTCCAGCTACCGAATTAGATTATGCTTTTAAACATCTAAAAGAAGA